AACGATCTTTGGTCAAATTATTAGCAGACGTTAAGCTTTCCTGATATAATTTTGTATAGACGGGCATTCTCTGATCATCCTTTAAATAAATAAGAGCCTCTAAAAAAGCAGCATAAAATAGAAGATCAGGGTAATAGTCTGTTAGTATGTTTGTTTGATTCTCATTTGTAATTAAATTAGGTCTTCCTATGTAAGTTATTTGGTAATTATATGCTTTATCCGGAGTTGGAACGATCAGATAATACTCATAAGGACTTGCATCTGCTCTAAAGGATATATAATCTGAGTAAAACAGAGGAGGATTAGCGGGGTCACTTAAATTAACATTCGGCCAGTAATTTATACAGAACTCATAACTTCTAGGAAGCAGGACAACGTTATTTATAAGTAATGCATCCTCCGAGCCGTAGCTTATTGAAATAGTTTCCTGCCAATCAGCAGGTTTTTTAATAGTTGCATTGTTTACTTGAAACTTTTTAGGTTCTGTTGCCTTTTGAAAACCAAGAGTATTTAGCTCTTTCCAGATTTTCTGCTGTCCCATCTCAATAAAATAGGGAATGGCAGCAGCAAATTCAATGCTACCGCCTCTATTGGCATAAGCTATTATCTGGTTAAAGAGAGTAGTATAATTCATTTAAGCTTTTTATGTACCGGTAACTGTTACCCAAGCACCATTATCATATATTCTAAGATTACTACCAGTTGTATTATAATAAGCAAACCCGCTTACTTGGTTAGCAGCAACTTCAACAGAAGCAGACGGCCCAGATGGAAATACAAAAGGTGTCCCATTAGTAAGACCGACACCGCTAGCAATTGTATTTATTGAAACTACGTTTTGCCATACTCCAGCATTATTTACAAAATCAAAAATCTGTAAAAAACCAGTCGTAATATTAAAAATCACAGTGCCAGGTTTTACTTTATATGTAGAACTATTTACTACGTAAGGAGTAACGTTTTCTAGTTTATCTCTCTGCGTAGTGGTAACACTAGGAAAAGCAAAAGTAGCGTTAGGATTATTAGTTCCGGTAGTTTGATCACTGGTAATAGTAAGACCGCTTAAAGCGGTAATGTTTGATAAGTCTGCCATATGTTTCCTTTTTCTTTTTTATTATAACACAAAGTACTTATAACTCTTAAAAATCGTATAAATGTAATTATTTTTGAAAATTACATTTTTGAATAAATTGCTGTATCTTTATGGCGTCCTGTTGATATTGCTGCTCTGCTGCTGTTTGTATGTAGTTTAAAAAATCAGCATTAGTAGTATCAAGTTCTGTGTCTTCGTTTAAGTCGTAAATGGTATTAAAACGATAATAAAATAAATCCTGATTATTTATTTTAGTGCCATACAAAGATAATAATTCCAAGATTTTATTAATCGCCTCTTGCGGTCCACTTATTCCTAATGATATTAAATCAAGTAACAAATAAACATTTTCAAAATCAGGAAGGATTGAATTAACGATTTCTTCTGTTTTTTCTGTTGTATAATTTTTATGTAACAATAAAAAATTTCTAAACTCATTAAGATATTTTTTTATAGATTCAGGAGGCGGCACTGGTACTGGATCAAATAATCCTATTGTCCCAAGCCCCGTACCAACCGATAGAATACAAGTACGATTAGCAGAAGGATTAATAGCATTGTTATAAGCCCATGATAATGCTGCGGGGTTGTTCTGGAATACTCCTCCGTCAATTTTAGAATCAACTGCTGGAAAATAAATAGGAGCGGCGCTTGTTGATAAAGCTACGTCTTGAACTAGATAATTCTGACCTTCGAGCCCTCTGAATTTTATATTTGAATATAACACCGGACGATAAGCTTTAACATCAGTGCCGACATCTGGTACTTGCGTTGTATAGATTTCAACGCTAGGAATTAGTACATTAGTTTTTAGCTGAAACATTTTGCTTTGCCCAAATTTAGCATTTAGCAGGGCTTTTAAGTTTGTATTTTGATACCATGTTTGATCGCCATATAGAATGGTATTTATTTTCTGCAATGTTGAGACAGGAGGATAAAAAATACTACTTGGGTTGTTACTTCCGTTGTTTAAAGGATTCTGTTGAGCTAAAAATAGCTCGATCATATCATCGGGACTATAACCGCTTGCATATGCTAAGGCCTGAATACCTCCGATAGAAGTCCCAGCTATAATATTAAAATATTTATATATCTGATTACTTGGTATGCCTGCATCACGGCAAAAGTATTTCATGAAATAAGCAGAAAATAAACCTTTCATGCCGCCGCCATCAAAAGAAAGAACTTTATCTATTTTCATCAAAGTCTCTATAGATAATATTTACAATGTTTCTAAGGGAGGTATTAAAGCTTGAATTGAATGACAATCAGTAATAAGAGTGTTAAGAATAGTTATTAGATCAGAGCCTTTTGGCGCTCCTTCTGGTACTTGTGCAATTAAATTATTACTATCTTGAATAGTTTGTGTTGTTGAAGACTGTAAAGCTAGATACCATGCTTTTTGCGTTTCTGGATTAGCAGGGCTATAATAACCAAATAAATAACTACCATTCTGATTAACACATTGTACATCTGATGGTATAGAAGCATAAATAGAAGGTTGGCTAAACACTTGTGCTACTACACTATTAAAATATAATAAATCAACTTGGGTTTGAGTTACGATTTTTAAATTTGGCAAATTTTGAACGCTCATTTTTGTTTCTCCTAGTAAAGTTATAATAAATTTATGTTTCCGGTATCGTTAATTTTCTTGTCCTATATCAGAATAAAAAACATGTATTTCCAAAACAGCATCGCCGTTTAACAACTCTTCTCCATCATTTACTAAAGTTAAAGGGTAACCTAATACGGATTTATATGGTTTAGGATTGCAGTTATTGACGTTGATTAAGATAAATTGATCTTCTAAAATGTCTAAAAAATCAATGGTATTTACTTCACCAAAAACAAGTTCACCAAGCATTACTTTTAAGATTGCCCCTTGACACTTGTAAGGCACAAGATTTTTTAATTTTCTTATGCCGATTCTATGAGGAATGATACAGTTTAAAATCGTTGTATCTAAAATAACAAAAGGCTCTTCTTTTAAAGACAATAATTCATCAGGAGTTATAATCTTTTTTTCATATCCAAAATTTACTATTGTCATATTTACCTTTTAAGTTTTTTTAATTTTCTTTCAAGAATATCTACACGTTTTAAGGTGTTTTTTAATACTACCATTGATAATTCAAAAAGTTTATTTTTGGTAACTGACGGGCAGGTTTCAAAAGTGCCGTAAGCAAACCCGTTGCCCGGTAGTTTTTCAGAGCAGGAAATAATTAACCGCTTTGGGGTAGTTTTTAAAATCTCTACTTCAACTGATTTATTAAGTAAAATTAACTGTAGTTTACTCCCTTCAATGTTGGTTAATTTTTCTTTAAATACCAATTCATAGCTACATTCCGTTATCGGTTTAATTAGGCAAGACTGTAATATGTTAGGGACAAAACTTTTGTCCTCTACGACATAATCAGGTAAAATCTCTTTTAAAGGTTCGGCAATAACCCCAAAAGTTACCCCCTCACCATTTTTAATTTTATCTTTATAACTGTATTTAAAGAAAGGTATTTTACTAAATATCTTTAATGCTTCCTCTTCTATATCTTTGCCTGAAGATTCAATATTTTTGGTTTTAATGGAAGAAACGGCATTAAACTCGGAAGCCTTGACTCTATTGTTGCAGTTAATTGAGTATGAATACTGCCCTGATGCTGTTCCCGTGTTGCCGCTTGAATTAAGGTAACCGTAACTCCCGCTGTAAGGTTTATAATTGCCTGAGTCGTTGATATTGAGTGCATAGTTATAATTAATAACCTGTGCATCATTAGCCATAGAATAGATAGCCCCGAACTGACTACCTGAATTATAACCAAAAGTAAAAGTATCTATTCCATTTGTCGGTGCATAAAACTGAAATTCATAACCTGCTCCATCAATAGTATTATCCCTATTCATTCGGAATCTTAATGTTTTGTTAGTACTATTAGGAATAGTTAAATCAAAATCAAAGCTTGCAGCAGTACTTCCGGTAGCGGTATAATTAAAAATCTGATTTGTAGTTTTATTAATCACATTGCTTAAAGAAGTATTGATAGGTGTTCCTGTTACTCCTGACCCCGTAATATCACCTAATAAAGAAACAGTATTGACCGGTACAACAGAGTTTACGTACTCTACTACGAATATCTTGTTAGCGGCGTCTGTGTCTGCGTCAGGAGTCGCGACATTAGAGATTCTGTTATTATTAACATTTATATTTTTATAGAATAAAAATTGATCCGAACTGTTTTCATTAAAAGTCATTAAAAAACTTCCAATTATACCGGAATTTTGCTGATTTTGTTCATATTCTAGAGAACTTAAATGAAACGTCCCATTAATATTACTAGAGTCAGAAAAAAAACCCACTCTATATCCCTTCTCCTGAATATTGAGTAGATCGAGGTCTAAATTAATGACATTAGATTCTATCGGTAATATATTTTCTAATCTCAAAATTCCATTAGGATATTCAAATAAAAATCTTTGTGTATCTCCTAAGATTTTTAAATTCGGTTTTATACCTCCGACAATTACAGTGGTTGCCATATTACCTCCGTATCATCGTTTAATAAATCCCAACATATTTGCAATGATTTATCTTCTACGTAACTTTCATCGCTAAGAGTCTGCCACGTTACTCCATCATAATACTCGAGCTTAACAATTTGCTGAGCTTGTGGTTTTTGTTTTGTTAATATTCTTTTATTTTTGCTCATTTTAAATTTCTGTATTAAATCTTAAAGTACCGGGCAATGGATTGTTAGGACGCTCGGATGTAGAGCCGCCAGGCATTGTAATACCTGCATTACCTGGTATAATAGGATTAGGTGCAATGCTAATTGTGGCTATGTTATTATTTACAGTAACTATTATTTGATTAGCGCTGCCCTCAATGCTTACAATATTGTTTTCCGATAATTCGGCAAAAACAATGTTATCCGTACCGACAGTTGCAACGGCTCCGGTAAGCATCCAAGCAGTTACGGCATTTACTGTTCCGCTAATTATGTTAATTACATCACCTCTAACCATTTGAGACGGAGAATCAAAGTCGGCAGCTCTTGTTAATACCCAGTTAGTTGTAGTAGAACCGATATTAGTTACTATATATATTCCGTTTTGCAAAGCAGCTGTCTGATCTTTAACTAGGACTCTATTACCTTCAACTAAAGTAACTCCATCAATAACAAGTGCGGTTTGCGTTCCTGAATTAGTTAAAGTAGCTCCCGTCCCATTAGTACCATTTGCATAAATAGCTGTTAAATTACTAATAGTTCCTACTAAACAGGCAGGTATCGTAGCAATGTTATTTAACACCCAATCTTCAGTTGCTAAAGTAAACCAGTTTATTCCATCGGTAAATTCAGGTTTTCCGGTAGGTGTCGGTAATGGCGCTTTTAGGTTATGGTCATTTAAGTTATTGCTCATGTTTTCTCTTTTATTTTTCTTAATAAATTTTACCATAAAATCAAAGTGAAGTGTTAAACCTGATCATTCCAGGAATTAGCGCATTCGGTCTTTGCATGCTGTTACCTGCCGGCATAGTCATTGAGCTGTTACCGGTAAATACCGGATTAGGTTTAAACGTAGTAACAATCGGCATACTTAATAAGCCACCACCGCTTACGTCTCCCTGCAGAGTTAATCCGGTATTTAAAAGGGTGTTTAAATAGGCTTGAGCTTCGTTTGCGCTGTTTGCTGCGTTATCAGCGGAAATGTTAGCGTTAGAAGCAGAAGCAGCGGCATTTGAGGAAGAATTTGCTGCACTATTTGCCGACTGCTGAGCATCAGAAGCCGAACTTGATGCACTACCTGCTGAAATTCCCGCAGCTAAAGCAGAAACAGTAGCTGCCGCTGCTGCTGCCGTAGCTTCTACCGCTGACCCTGATGCTTCTACTGCCGCCGCCGATGCTTCTACTGCTGCTGCCGTAGCCTCTGCTGCTGCTGCCGTAGCTTCTGCCGCCGCTGCCGTAGCTTCTACTGCTGACCCTGATGCCTCTGCTGCTGACGCTGCTGCTTCTTCTGCTGATAACGCCGCCTCCTCTGCTGATGTCGCCGCTTGCTCTGCATACTGCTGGCATTGCTGCTCTATTTCTTCTAACTGCTGAATAGTTGCATAATCCTCGCCGGCAATTGCAATTGCAAAAGCTCCGCCGGCAACAATCTTGGCCATTCCTATTCCTAGTTCCTCTAAAACCTGTGCTTCAGGTAAATTGACATTCGGAGTTTTTATTATGTAAGTAGCATCGGTTGGAGCAAGGTTTAATTGGACTTCTACCGGTCTATTTGCTGCGTCCCCTTGCCAGACCCTCCCATCAGTTAAGGATGGTAGGTTTGCAATATCTATAGTTTGACGTGCTTCCGGCACGTTATTTAAACCGCCCATTAATATTTCTCCTTGTGGTATAGTCGCACTTACTACTGCTCCAGTCCCTGCCCCGCTTGTTTGCATCCAAGAGCCTGCCGGTAGATTTGAGAGAAATTGTGAGCCGGGCATTAATGTTTGTAGTACGCTGTTACCTTTCCCGAGAATAAAATTAGCGCTAAAAAACCTAAAATTAATTAACGCAATATCTCCTTCTACCACTAACAAGGCATCAGATTCTTCCGGTCTGTTGCTATCAGTGCCGTGCCAGATTTTACCTCCTGAAATTGTAATAGGGTTAATCGGATCAAGAGGATTAGGCACGTTAATGCTTGTAGTTCCTAAATTTGGTAGGTTATCAATGGTAATGGTTTGCTGCGCTGTGGCAATATTTGAACTATTACCTATAAATAATTGACCTGAAGGCAAGGCGGTACTTAAATAATCTTCTCCAGGGATAGCAATTTGTATAACACCGTCATTGTTCTTCATTAAACCATTATTTAGCTGATTTAAGGCTTGAGCGTTTGGAAGATCGATACTTGGTTGCTGCAAGATATATGTAGCATCCTTTGGTGCTGATCCTCCGCTGGCATCGATAAACGATAGAATACCATTGCCATTTGTTGCTAGTACTTGCCCGTCAGTTCCATCCTGCAGCGGTAATCTCCAGATGGTGTTCCCGGTTAGATTACCGGCAGTAAAGCCGACATAATAATCATTAGAGGGATTACTCCATTTTAGCCTATTAGTAATAATATCTTCAGTATTAGTGATGCTGGCAGAGTTAATGCCGGTTGCATATATTGTATAAAGCTCAGCAGTCCCGCCGGTAATAACAGGAGACAAAATACTTTCAAAACTAGCCTCTTTTGCATATAAATAGTTAATTGGAGTGAGTCCTTCACCTCTATTAGCTAGCGCTATAAAAGCTGCTTTTTCTCTATCAAAACCCGGATTAAAATTATTAGCCATTACTTTAGAACTTAATTTGGTGCAACGATTCCAAACGCTCTCGTGCGTCTATATTGCTAACACTCTGACCGGCAAAATCAGGTAAAACAGGAGGTATATCATCACTTGTAAAGTTGATATCTTCTAAAATAACAGGCGAGCTATTACCGATTGCCTCAGGACCTTGAGGTGTCTCTATCCCAAACGGACGAGGATTTTGTACGGCTTTCGGATCACCTTTTATTTGCGGTGGTCTATTCTGCTCGTTTGGCTCATCAACAAAAGGACGCCCGACTATTGCTCCTGTCCAGACTAACTGATTCCCTCGCCATTCATATTGTTTAACTAAATCAGACCTGCTAAAAGGAAACCCTGAATAATCACAAGTTCCAATAGGTTCAATTACGTCCTTTCTAACGTAATCTCCCATTTGCGTATTTACAGGGATAACTTTTAAGCTAGTCACTATACACCTCCAGTTTAAGCGGTACTTCCGTTGTATTATTAATCACTGCTGGATTTAAAGTTTCCTGATATCTCATTTTTAAGCCTTCTTCTTTTTCAGGAGCATATTGTGCTGCTAGCATGCTAGCGAGTCCATATATTAGAGGAGTATAAAAATATGATGGGATATCTACGCTTTGTGTGTAATTCTCTAGAGTTTCTATACTGCTTTGACCGCTATACATTATTAAATTATACATTGGAGCAGCAGTCTGCCAAATGTAGAGGGATGGAGTCCGCTGGTAGTCAACGTAGTAAATAGTAGGTCTACCGATTTGCGATTTATTGGGATAGGTTAAATATTCATATCTGGATACCTCGCTCATGGTAGTATCCTGTATCTGATTGTTAAAATAGACTTCCGAGATATCAAGAGTAGCTCCTCCTGTTTCCTGTATCTGATAATAGGGACACAAGGTTAAATTATCTTCCAGCAGAAACCACTGCGTAATGCCTTTTTTATATAATGTTTTAGGAATGGCTTTAACATAATAAATCGTCCGATAATCTGCGCTTTGACCGGAAAATGTTAAGGTATATTCTCTATCTACATTTGATTGTACACCTAGAATTTTGATCACTTGGGGAGTAGAATAAGCATAACCTATTAATCCATCTACTTGGGTTTCTGTGCAGGCAGTAGCAGGGTTACCATCAAAAGCATAAGCGGCTACTCCGCCATATCCTCCGTTGTTCGGAGTACCACCAAAATTCTGTCTTACGTTACTTCTTAAGAATACTTGAAATATTTTAGTAATGTTGCTTGGCAGAGGGTAGGATGCTTGCCCTGGGGTTAAAAAAACAGGATTTAACTTTAGTGTCCATAAGTTAACATTAGAATTAGCCCAATCACTTAAAATAAAATTGATAATGTTAAGTGCTGAATTATATTGCTCGGCAGTTACCATGCTCAGAGGCATGCCGATTAACTCATAAGCCTTTCTGATAATCAGCTCTCCTTTTATGCTATTAAAACTATAACTTCCACTAGTTGCCGGCATTTTATCTTCCTCTTTACTTACAATTGTAGGAATTGAGCTTTAAGAACCGAATTATTAGCATTTGTGCCAATTTTAATGAGTAAATTGCTAGCTAAAGAATTATACTGTATTAATGCAGATGCCGTAGCGGCAGCAGCGGGAGCTGCAAAATTACCATTAGCGGCGGCGGTTAAATCATCGTATTTCCCTAGACCTAAATTATTCTTTAGCGATAAAAACACCTGATAAGTAGCAGGATTAGCTGTTGCTGCTACGATATTTAAGGCATAGCTTATAGAAGAAGTATTGGTCTTAGCGGTGTTTAATAGAATCATTGGAAAATAACCAACGGAAGCAACGCCGACTTGAAGGGTAGAAGTGTTAGTGGCGCTTGGAATTATCTGCGTTACAGTATCAAAGCAGTTAACACTTGTAACTGTTGTATTTACATTCGGGCCCGCTAAGGTTTCACTAATAAAAACCCCATTCTGGTAACCGGTAATAAGAAAATTAATTGCTCGTAAATCTGCTGCGGAATTAAGAGTAATTCTTGGAACAATACCGAAATCAATAAAATTAACTATTCTTGTAGTTTTGTTAACATAAGAACCATTCAACAGCAGCGGAGTATTTGCGGTTAGTGTTTGAAAAAGCGATATTCCGTTTGCTATGGGAGCAGGCCAATTATATTCATAAAATTGAGACATAATTTATCCTTTTATTTATATTGTATGAAGCACTAGCTAGTATTTTTAGTTAGTGCCTCTTTTTTTAACAGATTTTTAAAACTTATCCCTGTAGGTTTAAGCTGTAGAACCTGTTGCGCCAATTACCCCAAGAGGAGTAAACATACCAAAAGAATAACGACCTGATGCAAGTACTGACATGGTTTCAGTTACGGGATCAGTTGTTACGTTTACTTTAAGCGGACGTCTTACGAAATGCTTACGACTTCCCTTAACATTAGTTAATCCAAACCAGTTGCTAGGATTTGTTAAGAAATGGCTTACTTCATAACCTTGTGGAATAGCCTTCATGTTATAAAGTGCATTTACATCGTTATTAGCCGTTCCTGTTCTAAATACAGATTCAAGTAACCTGCAACCTGAGAACATTAAATCTTGTGGAAGTAGCAATCTCTCAATTTGAGCATT